TGTCTACATAAGCCTTTACACTCTGTTGCGTAGGTACGTTCGTTGCACTATCGGACACCATATCATCTTCGTCAATAGCAGGTAGATGTTCATTAGCCACAAAGCCTGTTAAGGAATCGTGATCTATAGTATCTGCCCCACCACTCTCATGTGAACTCGCATGATCAGGTGGTGCTGGTACTGCTACCCATTTAGCTAATGTACGAGCACTATTAGCCTGTAACACATAATTACCCTCATCAGTACCTGCCTCTGAAATTTTCATATTGCCCAAATATATTGAGTTAGAAGCAAATATACCATCATTACAACTAATATTACCATCAAAAACAAGATTCCCATCTTTATCTAATGAAAGAAAATTATCTTCTATCTCTTTCTTTAACCTATCAAATTCTTTCGTTCCAGATATTCTATAAGACACTCTCTGTCTCCCCTAATTGATGGAACTTCAAAGACATACCTGTAAATAAAAATTGGGTGGCCTCAGAAGTAAGAGTAAAAGCAAAAGACTCTCCCCATAAATCCGTTATATGGTTTGTTGAAACAATAGGATATACTGAGGATGATGTATTTTGTAATGTGATAGTCTTCGCTGTTGTCTGTCCTGTACCACCCGTCTTGTGTGTATAGAATATTAATGAGTCTGTTCCTAATCCTGTCTTTGCTAATGCAAGTTTTGACTGTACTTGATACAACTCATTATCTATACCAAAATCATCAAAGTTTATTGTACCTGATTTATATGTTACTGTTATAGCCGTTCCACCATCATCTGTACCACTCCATAAAGTCTTTAAGCCTGTCTGTGTAGCACCCACATAATCACCATTTGAATCTTTTAAAAAATCTCTCATAGCCCAACCAGTATATTTAGACCATGTATTAAGATTGGTATTATAGATAAGTATATCCAACCCATATTGGGCTACTACTAATCTATCAAGATACCCTACATAAAATAACACAGGAGAAGAATTTATTCCTGATGGGATATAGGAGTTCCTTACAGGATTACTTATCAACACGGGTATGTTATTTTCAAGTTTATAAACACCCTTATCACTACCTATATAAATTGTATTATGGTATTTTACATACGCTTGCTCGTAAGGTATTCCTATATTTAGGTTATCTTCTAAAACAGCATTTCTAAAAGATACCTGTTGAGAATTGTTTAAATACTACTGTCCTATTATAAAAATTACTTATTCCCCTTATCTCTTCTCCATACCCTTCTCTATAATTATATACATCAAATAATGACATACTATCAGGGCTATTGACAGGAGACCGTACTATCTGAGAAGGAAAAGTGTCTCCATCAGAATATAGATTAGCCATATGCAACTGATTCTCAGACCATGTAAAATACTTTCCATTAACATATCTTGGCTTTACATTTTCACCTATACCTGAAATTTCTAAAAAAGTAACAGAACTCATATTCGTATCTAATTGATCGTCAATAAACGCTAAAGAATAGAAACCATAAGAAGAAGAATCGAACCAATCACCTGTAGAGATATCAATACTTTTAAGGAATCTATATCCACCAGAACCCTCCAACTCATCTGATGATGAATAATCTCTGTATATATTGATTTTTTTTATTCTATAGAAATCGGGTAGATTGCTTTGATTAACCATAATATATATAACAATATTATAGCCAGAGGGGTTGTAAACTATGGCAGGATCACTTAGAGTAAAAGATTGGCCATCAATATCTTCACAAGAAAATTTATAAAAGTATATTCCTGAACCAAGAGATCCAGAAGATTGAAGTACTGTTCGTATACCTCCTATCCTATTAGAAACTGAAGCATTGGTAGTGTAATTAATCAACCATCCATTATAGTTTATAGCATAAACATCTGAAGAAGTTAAGACTACTCCATGTGTACTATTTGACAGGTCATAATCAGTATCTAATGTTACATCTGCCTCGTTATATCTATATAAATGGCTATAATAAGAAGTACCAGAAACCAGTAGAGTAACAAAAACATAAGGAGATGAGTACCGTACACTAAATACATCCGTGTTGGTTGCTGCTAATACAACTGTTGAATGGGATGTAGTCCCTATTGATCCAACTAATCTTCGAGATATTATAGGCTGGGAAGAACTCTCCTCCCCAACGTATATTGCTGTATCACTACATGAAATGCTTTTCCCTGCTGTTACACTCGTAGTATTAGATGCAGATAAAAGCGTAGAAGATATTATCTTGTCTATGCGATCTGTTTTTAATATGAATATATGGGTAGAATTAGCACATAATCCAAGTATATTACCCGTTCCACTTGAGAATAGAGCTGAATCATCTTCTAAAAAAGAATCTGTATATCTTTTTACAGTTTGTGTGCCATAAGCTGTGTAAATATATGTGCCATCTGTTGCTAAATAGATATCATCAAAATCAGAAGCTAACCTGCTCTCTCCGGGTGGTTCAAACCTATCCACTAACCTAAATTCAGAATCTCTTTTCTCTATAAATTTAGTCCCTTGAATTGAAAAATAATAAAACCCACCTATAAGTATGTTTGATAAAACATTTGCAAAAATACCCTCTGGTACTATTTGGCTTCTAAGCAACCTATATGTACCAGTATCATTTAGTACGTTACCAAATAAACCATCGTTGTCTGATGTTAATCTTTTTGTATAACCAAACCATAACACATGATTTGTAGACCCTACACCTGTTGTAAAGCGTATTGAGTTTCTCCACCCGAAATAATGATTGAAATGTGTTGAGTCTATAGCACTACCCGTAGGTGTGGTTAGATTACCACTACCATCAGCAGGCGAAGATGTCACCAAAGAACCATCTTTAATAAAGCGTATAGTACCATTGTCATTAACTAAAGTAATAACAGCACTACTATCTTCTTCTATCCTATATTGGTATATTGAAATTATAGATGTAAATGACGTACCTATCCAGCTTGTATATCCTTTACGGATACTTAACTGTCCTTCTGGCTCATCTACATTTAAATTAGTACAAGTAGTGCCAAAACTAACAGGTAGCTGTGCTGGATCTATATGTTCCGCTAATCCTTTAAACCCACTAATTAACTTCTTTGGCATCTTACCTCAATAGTTATATACGTCTTGTATTATTGTGTTGCGATCTTTCTGCTCATCAGAAACCATCTTAGCATCCTGTACATATATCTGATACTCGGCTAAATGATCTCTTGACCTCTGTCTGTATTCTGGTTTTAGATGTGAATAAGCTTTAAATATCTTGTGTGAGGCGTGTTCTACTAAAGCATCTTGCCATGCCTCTCTTATAATAGGCTCATCACTATTAGACGCTAAATCTGTTAAGGGAAAGGTATAAGCACTAACTCTCAGCTTTAGGTTACTCGTTCCTATAATAGGATATGTACCTATCTTAAAACTTCCTCTTGAATTACTATTCTTAACCCAATACTGATCTGGTGTTCCTGATGACCATTTATCCCTTAAATCCTTATGAGGTGTGGGAAGTAATATATCACCATATTCAGCAGCACTCCCTGCTGAAAGGGTGTCAATGTATCTTACCTCATAGATATCGTATATAAAGGCTAAATTAGCCGCATCAGCAGATGTATAATACTCTTGATCGGCTACCGTAGTAATATCTATGTCTAATTCAATACAACGTGTCTGACGTACAAAATCATAGTAAGCTCTATTGATATACTGCTTTACTTTTGTTAAAGAGAAATCAGTCATCGATTGTAACTCTTGTGCATTGTCTAATACTAAGTCTTGAATCTCTTTAAATGTCATTGCACTCCTCCGAGTTCGTCTTTAATATCTCGCCATAGAAGGACAGCCAATTCCTTATCCCCTCTGGTAGTACCAACACACTTATGAAAAGCAAAGTCTATAACCATATCATCTACACCAGCAGGCATCTCAACACTATCACTACTACTAAGGTCATCTGGTATTTTTAAATACTCGTAGTTAATAGATGTAGCCGTTAAAGTAACAACACCATCACTTCTTTCATAGTAATAGCTGTCATCTGTCAAATCATTAGAAGAAAGAAATCTTAATCTCCATTTTTCACCCTCTGGAATTTTACGAGCCTCGACAAAACCTGTCCCATATGAATCTGTTGTTACTCTTGGGTTATTCAATGGTCTTAAAAAGTCAGTAGGCCAACTACCTACAAACGTAGAAACTGTAAGACTTGCTGTCTTCTTTAACTTAGGTAGTTTCTCTTCTGGAAGAATAGATGCAAATAATCGCCTACCTTGATTAAGGAAATCACCAATCTGTGTATCGCTCCATAATGTGTTTGTATTGTCGGTCTGATTTATTAACTCTCTAACCCTCGACAACCCTTGTGCTAAGGTCATTTTTTAGCCTCTTTAAATTTTAAGAAAATAGGGAGTCTTTCGACCCCCGTATTTTTATAAGCATTGAACTAATGCTGTTACCAAATTAGCTGCATCTGCTTCTAAAGCATGCCCGAAAACAAGATGCTCTTCGCCAGCAGCCATAGTGTCTGATTCGCCATTAACCGTATGACCGATTAAAGGATCACCTGCCGCAACACCAGTATCTGTCTGAACTGTTCCAATACCTGAAACAAGTACCCAACCATAACTTCCAGCAGCTATAGCACCAACACCAACTCCTGAGACCTTACCCGTTACGCCATTACCACCCGCAATATCGGGAGAGTAAACAAAGGCTGTACTTGTAGGATAAACAACTGTACCAACCGCTATAGCTACGGCATCGGTTGTATCATTTTGAATATAACGATAGATATTACCATCGTCACTTTGATGCAAAGCACCAAGAGTTGCATTTGCAACCGTGTTACTTCCTGTTAAACCACCCTCTGGTAGTATTTGAATAAAACTCATACCAATTCTCCCTTATGATGTAGGTAAGTTTGTGAAGGCATAGAACATACGCCTGTTACTGATAGCTAATTGACCTTTGAAGAAGATTTGGAAAGCTCTTCCTCTTTGGTTTGTTGGCTCTTTAAATCCACTAAACTTCATATTAACGGAAGGATGGATTATGAAATCAAGATAATCAGTATTAAGAACATACATCTTACCAGCAGGACAATACTCATCAGCTATGATAGGTGCATTTCTAAACTGTAGTGCATCAAATCCAGCCTTAGCCAAACCAGCAGCACGTCCTGTTAATGTCTTACCATATCTTGCATTCTCATCTAACACTTCTTCAATAATATTATATGTTAAATGGTCTGTTACAACTAAATTAGGTGTCTTACCTAAGTGCGCAGATGCAGCCCATGCGTTTCTCAAAAGAGTAAGCACATAAGATGTAGATGTACTAAGCTTCATATTTGCTTTTGTATGACCTGTTGCATCAACACCAGCAGCATTCCACCATGTATATGTAGCTCCTGAGATACCAGCATAAGTACCTGTTGCTATTGCTGTAGCAAGACCAATAATACCATCTGTATCTGATCCTGAGAAGATATCAGTTGCCAACTGGTCGTGCATTGAATCTTCGGCATCTTCCATCTTCGCCTTTAACAAAGAAATAACTTGGCTCTCTCCTGAGTTCTGATCTTCATCAGTACCAGAGATACCACCCGTTACATAATAATCACCCCAGTCATACTTAGCTGCTGTGATATTATCAGGGATTTGCATATCAAGTGTGTCCCACCCCTTGTATGTCCCTCTGGCTGTATTCTTTGCATATTTAAGTGGATATTTAATATCTGTTCCACCGCCTATATTTATTTTTTCATCTTGTTTCAAAGCAAACAAAAATGCTGACTTATCATAGATGTTATCTTGTATCTTCGGAATAAAACGATCTTGTGTCGTGCTATTCAGAAAATTATAATTAATTGTTTGACTAAAAGGTGCGCTCATTTTCTACTCCTGTATAAAAACAGATTTTCCTTGTTTTGCCATGTCATCAAGTATGTCTTTCGTTATCTTATTCCATGACTGTTTAGTATTAACGGGTTCCGTAAATTGGAATTTGCCCAATCGTCCCGGCTCTTCCTCTGAAACACCGTCTCTTCTCCTCTGTAATCGTTTACGATCATCATTGCTACGGCTACGTTCAGCCTCTATAATAGCATCCCGATTCATTAAGAAATAAGCATTCTCGTATGTGTCTTCGACACTGTCCATATATAGATTTTTCTTCTTTACGAAGTCAGCTATATCAGCAGAGTCGAACTCTGGTAAGCCATCCTTACCATCATATTTCTTTTCTAATGACTTAAAAGTACGCTCTATTTGCGTAGCAACTGCATTGTCGTTGTTTTGTCTCATCTTGGTTTCAAGCGACTTAATCTTGTCCTCTAAAAGAGATACCTTTGGGTTATCAAGAAAATCCTCGTCTAACTCTTCTTTATCTTTTTTGTTTAACTTAATACCCATCTGGTCAAACTTATCATACAGGTCATCAATAGGCACTTGCCCACTCTTGACCGATGCAAGATATGTCTCCCAGTTATCCGCTATCTTAGCCTTGCCCTCTACTTCGTCCAACCGTTTTAACTTCTTACTAATACTCTCTTCGTTCTTCTCATACCAACGGCCTTTCGCTGCTTTCTGCGTGAAGGATGCTAAATCATCAGGGTTCGTTATGTCATACTCACTATCAACTTGCCCATCTACCTTTACAACAACTTTAGAATTTTCCGACATTTGTCAGACTCCTTATTTTCTGTAGCCGACTATCCCTTTACCCCTTTCGAGGAGGGTTCATCATTAGCCACGTTACCAGAACCATCACTTCCTTGCTGACGATTCTTCATTGTATTTAATTCACTTTGTGTCCTTTTTAATTCATCCTGATAGATGCCTATAGCCTGCTCCTGTTGAACAACATAGTTCTGTAGCTGCATCATCTCATTCTGTCTCCTTAATACTTCAAATTTCTTGGGGTCATCAATGGCATCTAACACAGCAAAGTTATCATAAACACCATTCTGTTTCATCAATAAAGCTGTCTGTAGCTGACGGTCTCTCGATGTTGTCATCTGACCTAATACGTCTACCCTAATATCTTTATAGCCATGTGTCTTTACATCGCCCCACTTTACTTCTTTAGGGTCAGCACCCGTTATTAAAAACTTCTCGCTATCTGGTAAGAACGCATCCATGATAACCATTGCGTTACGTGCCATCTTCTTTAATGCAGAAGAATAACGTCTCACCACAGCATTAGTAGGCTTTGCCCCCTGTTGTAGTAAGGTCTCTACTGTAACACCCGCAGGTGACCCAGCAGGTAAACGTCCTGCTTTTAAACCACCTTGACCTGACTTACGTTCCATATGCCCTTCTATCCATGCCAAATCATTCCAATGAGAACTTGGTAGGCTTGGCCCAAAATCTCTTACTATATCTCTCTGTGGATCAGGAACAGTTATTACTTGCCCTATCTGATTGCTATGGGTTACATTCTTCTTATCATTGAAAGCACCTGAGCGTATCTTTGTTAGACCATAGTTTACACTATTTATATTTTGCGTGATAGCATTTGATCTGTGGTTAAGTAAATCCTGTGGGTCAAATAGATCATGCCCTAACCCTTTACCCCAATAACGACCTTTGACACGTACCCAATCCCATTTGATAAATATCTCTTGCCATCGGATAGGTACTTTTAATGGCGCATCATTCAAAACCTCACCCTGTGCAACAATAATCCTACGCCCATAAGGGTATTTCTGTTTATGTTCTGCCTCATCGGGGAAGTCTTCTATAAACTTTTCGTGATCTCTAATATGCTCAACAAGACTCTTAGCTATGGCACTCTCTTGCCCCTCTAAGGATCTCATCTTCTCTTTGTGAGCCTCTATATGCTCTATATGGTTATCGTCTGCAAATGGTGCTACTGGGAGCCCCTTAAGCATGTCTACATGCTCTCTATCTGTCTCTTGAGGAGAGAAAGGTTTTTTTGTCTTTGAATCATCATCTAAGTAAACCTGAAAGGTCATAGCCATACCGATTGACTTAGATACATCACCAAAGCCTTTGAAGTTGCCCATACCACCACGATAAGACTTCATGTCAAACTTCATACTGGTACTGCTCTGTTGCTCGAAGCTCTTTAACACCTGATCAAGACCTATCGTCTTACCAGCAGTCTCTAAGATATCTTCTGCACCTATACTCTTGTTAAATAACTTCTTTATCTTCTTAGTTGTCATAGGTACTACATGAACAGCAAAACGCATCTTGCTATGGTCTGTGATAAGGGGATCAGGGAACCATTCGTCATTTGTCATAGGATCAAAATAAGGATACCCATCACTACCTACACGTGTCTTGACGATACTCGATCCAGCATGAGCTGCCTCATCAACAGAGACATCAGCCTTGTCGTACCACTCGTTCTTATCCCATACTACATCACCAATAATTTGGTTTAGTTGATCTGCTGATATAAGATCATCATTGTTCTGTGGCTTGAAAAACCACTTAGGAAGGGCTTCTGTTATCTGAGATACTTCTGTCTCATGTATCTCTGCATATTTGTTGACAACCTTATTGCCCATACGTATAGACTTAGAACGTATGGAATGTTCACCTATCTGGTACTTCTTGCTCTTCTCGTACCGATCTCCAACGCCATCATCTAATTTGCCACGAATGGCATAGGCTATTAACTCTTCTGCAAGTTTTAAAGATTTATCTAAAGTACTCATCCTTGAGTTATCCAAATCCTTTTAGTGTACCATTTGGTACAGTTTTCGTTCAATCTAATAAACTATTATTTTAATATCAACTACAAATTGTATAAAATACAATTATTCATCAAATGAATAGGTGATACTTCTCTCTTCTGTCTCTTCTGGCTCTACACCAAACTCACCTTTTATCTCTTTCTTGAATATTTCTTCCTGTTTACTCAACTTAGCACCAAGATAAAAACAGAGTGCATTGAAAAGACCATTGACAATTATGATTGCAATTGCTTCAAACATTTGTCTATCTCCTTTACTCTGTCATTACATAATACTATCTGACGTGAGACAACAGAATGATTCTGCACATCCTCAACAGGGATAGTAGCCTTGTTGATCTCAAGCTCTAAGGCTTTAGCACTAATTAAATGTGACTCTCTTTTTAAAGTGTCTAATACGTATTTCATGCGTTATCCAATGTTATTTTGTTGAACTTCTTTTCAAACTCCATAGTATGACCATGTAGACCCGGTATCTGTAGCTCTATCCTTATCATATATGACCGTTCTACTGGTTCACCTTTCTTCGGGAAGTTCTTTGTCTCTTTGATATCTGGATCTAAATGCCTGAAATAAAAACCAACAGCCTCCCTCAAAATAGCCGTCTGATGACTGCCCATAGCATGACGACCATACTTCTTCTTTAAATATAACTCTAAATCTTTTCTAAAAGCTTCATATAAGAAACCTCTCCTACTTGGTGTTAATTCCATAATCTCCTCACATTAATGTACTGTCTATTTCTTCTTCTTCAAATTCATCAAAGGTCGTGTGTATCGTCTCTCCACTCGGTAGTAAGGCTGGATAATGATCTATTGTCTCTGTCTTATATAAATCACCGTTCTCTATAAACTCACAACCCCTACGCTGACACTCAATTATATGATCATCCTTATCTATCGGCTTGTCTGGTCGCTTACGTTCTGCCTGTGCCTTGCCACGCCAATCAGGGTAGCGATAATTAACCATCTCCCATCTCAGCCTCTTCATTGTGGTAAATAGGACGAGATCGGGAATATCTGACTCTTTGTCTTTGTTTGCTTTCAGCATTATCCTGACCTTCCTATTACCTCCTGTCATATCTTTACTGCCCTTTATGACATGGATACCGTACTCACCAAATAAATCGAAAGTCGTCTTTGTCCTGTTCTCTGTCTGACCCTCATTCCATGAAGAAGGATCACATAAACGCATATCAGCCTCTCTACCTAAATCTAACTCTACCATCTTTATCTGATCACTTAACTCTCGTATCGTGCCGGGCTCGAAAAGCTCGCGTACCCCATAAATTCTCGGAATACCATTTCTTAACGGAGGAGTAGTGTACTCACCACACTCCACCTCTCCATCTGTGTCTGCCCACCCCCACCACACACCATGTGGCGTAGCATCATGTGGGTCTATACTGTTTATAAGATAACCCTTTTCTTCTGGTATTACAAATGGCTCTAATAACCAAGGAAAGGAATCTCTGTATTCCCTATATACATAACCACCCTTCGCCGTGAACTCCCCATCTAAACGTATGCTCTCCTCTTCCTTATCTAAACATTGCTTTCTTATCTGCTCTACCATCTCAGGCGTATTCATAGGATTTTCTATAGTACGCATCTTTAAACAATATATATCTCTTAACCTCAAGATATCTGCCTTACTCATTAAGATTCCTCTCATAAGAAGCATCTATTCGCTTCTCTCCTATCTCTTCTATAAATCTATCCCATAGCTTATGCTTTACCCACGTGATACCCTGTACGGCTGTCATTCCTAATATCATACGTCCACCAACACTTATCGTCCTCATCAAGTTCTCTTGCCAGTACTCTGGAGGACACTCCTCATCAATATGGATGATATGCCTCGCCGTACCTCCATGCGCATCTAAATCCTGATCCGTACTCATAAACTCTAACTCACTACCGTTCTTCCATACTATACGGCGCTTCTTCTCATTAGCATAACCATTATACTCTATCTCTCCTGATGATGCCCACTTTATATACTCCGGGCCACAAATCTTCTCTACACCATTTGGGAAATCTACTGCCACACAACGACCCATCAAGGGTGGATCTGGTAACCATAAACGCTCATCTAATACATACTCTACATGATCCTTTACCCATAAAGGACTATTATCACTCAACCGTATCTCCTCTAAATTACCCCTTTGCATTGGATGCCAACCCTCTAATTGCATTAACATATCCAATACACATGTAGCACTCTTACCACTACGGTTACCGCCAAATATTACCTTGATACTCGATGCACTTAAAAAAAAACGCAAACTCTTTAAATTAGGAGAATAAAAGTTCCTACCCTGACTCTGGTTCCAATCATATAACTGCTGTACCATCATACTTACGATCTGGATGTAACTCTAACTTAGTCTTACGTCTGCCATCTACTTCAACTAAAGTATCATCCAATAACGCTATCTCTCGAGCTACATCTAATGGACGCTCTCCCTCTTTACGTATTATAAAATACATTAACCCTTCAATACTATATTACGGTAATTAGGACTTAAGATATTCATTATTAACTCATGCTCTTCTATACTAACTCTCGGGTATGGTCTATTCAAACATCTCCCTATATGACAATTCAACATTCTCTGTTCCTTTATATTATAATACTTTCTCTGAGAGGATATATCATATACACGTATTACATACCCCCCCACTTCAATTTTGGTGCACACGGGTACACTATATAAGACACACACCCCTATACCTATCACCTTTGNAACATATATTGTGTCCATCTGTATACCACTCTAATAATAATATGGTGTACGATTATACCCCCTGCCTGAAATAACCAATTTTGCCGTTCTGTTATATGTGCCTAACAAATGTCATACCAACCTTTTGACTTATTATATATGTACTATTCTATAACCTTATAATCTGTNTTGATTGCCAANCCTTGCAATATCTTNCNNGNCTCAATAGTNGCATTACTATCTGTAATAGTGTGATTGACTTGTAATGTNGGCTGAGGATTATAAGTGTCTCGTCTATGTGCNTGNANCATTAATTTNCGNTCNTTAAAGCCTTCACGGGTNGGTTGCACAGCGACAGTAAGACCTGCATTCTCTATGTTGTCTAAATAAGCGTTCTTAACATCATCTACAGCTTGTTTAAATTGTTGGTCATGGTTTATAGCATACATTAGTGAATTCCGATGTATATTAAGTTTAGCAGCGCAGGCTGAATAGTTCCAATTAGAGGCGAGGAAATTTAATACTTCTATTTTTTTCTTTCGAGTAAATTTAGTTTGTTTGTGTTGTTTCCTAAGGGCTTGTCCCGGTTCTGTAATTTTAATTATAGCCATGTTCTGTTGTCGCCTCTATTGATTCTGTTAAAGTTATAGGCCTTAGATAGTGTATCTATTTTACTGGCGGTGAGATTGTTTTTTTTCAGGAAGGTATGAAAGTAAGCTTTCTGTTTTTCTGTCAAGGCCTCTATATTTCTAATAGATCTGAAAAAGTTAAGCTGATATTTATTATTCGTGAGTTTTAAAATTAGAATATTTCTTGCAAGTTTATTGTAGTTCATGGGTTACCAATAAGTTTTATGTTTTGAAGTTCTTATAAAAAGCGATACAAATCAAGTTTTTTATTACAGATGTACACCAATTTAGCTTTTTATTTCTTGATTTTTGTGATATTTGCCACAAATCTATAGTTATTAGAGTTGTATCGTATGGCCAGTTAATTAATTAAAACATTTATTTAATGGGGTTTATTATGAAGACATATGAAGACTTTTTAGATATTATGATTAAATCTGATAAGAAAGCCAAATCTTATTGGTTTGGCTATGTGCAAGCTTTAAAAGATAATAATTTAATAGTCGATAATGGCTATTACTTAGAAATAATTGCTTTTATTGAAACGATGGATAAATAATAAATAACCAAAATAAAGTGAGGACAAAATGACCATATCAAGAGACTCTCTGATAAATTTACGGCAAGCTTTAGGAATAAACCATAAAGAAGCGATAAAAAGTTTTATCGCTGAATATGGCGAAAGATTACATATACAGTATTATGATTATTTGGTGTCAATAGCGGAACCCGGCGAT